CTGCATCTATTCTTTCACATGCTGCAACAGATACTGTGAGCACGCTTACAGACAGTGCTACTCGTATTGCCTACCTTGCTAAAACGGTAACTGAAACCGTTTCCACGCTGACTGATGCTGCTTCTGGCAAATCTAAACTTCAATCCACCGGCTCGGACAGTATGACTCCACTGACGGATACAGTTTCAAGACAGGTTCTCCTTCCTCGCACAGTCGTAGAAGATTTACACTATCTTCGCGAAGTAGTATCCATCGCTCGTTCGGCGCTTCGTGGTGTTTCCGATAACGCCTCCACAATGACCGAAGTTGTCAAGGCAGGCAAGGTCTACCACGTTTCAGCCAGCGATGTTATATCGCATCTCAGCGAAACAATCGCCTTCTACAGTATTCACTCACGGACTACTGGTGGCGAAACCATGACCATCACGGATAGTGCAGGCAGGCTTACAAAACTCACCCGTGTTGTTGGCGAAACCATGTACTACTACGACACCACTTCTCGTGTTGTTATTTACCGAACCATGCGAGTTTGGGACGGCACGCGTTGGATTCCAGCCATTGCCCGAGTATGGGATGGCGCTCAATGGGCTATCACCAAGCCCCACCGTTACACCGACCAAGGATGGACTAACTAATGGCTTTTTCAACCGTTACCGTTGTAGGTACAATTCAAAATGCTTCTGGCTCGCCAGCGGTTAATGCTGTGGTGCAATTTACGTTGACCGCTTCTTTGATTGATACTACGTCTGGTATTACTGTTACTCCGATTCCACAAATTGTTAGAACTAATGCAACGGGGGGATTTTCCATTTCCCTAATTGCCACGGATGGCGCAAACACAAAACCGAGCGGCCAAGCCTATCGGTGTGAAGTGCAAGTTCCCGGTGGAGTCGTTTCTGGCGTTTATGGTCACGGAACAAAATTTCCAGAGTTTTATTTTGCTTTACCAACTGCTTCGGCCCCTCAAGTGAATCTTGTTCAATTAATTTCCCAATACACGTTACCATCGTACACGGGCCCCGGTTTTCAACCCGGATACTATGACCAGACAAGCGTTTTGGTGGAAACACTTCCTCGTCGGTTGGCAATTAATACGCATCAGCCGTTGTCAGGAAATCTTTACTTAACTTATTTTACCCCGGGCTGGGATTTGTCCGTGTCCACCGTTGCCGCCTATTTAACGGGAGCAGCGTCCGGCACAACGACTGCCAATATTGGTCTTTATAGTGCTGATAGTTCTAGTAACTTGACTTTGTTAACTTCAACTGGCAATGTGACTAGCATGTTTAGTCACACAGGAACCGTTTCCAATGCGCTTGCCGCTTCTCAGGTGCTTCATGCCGGTAGCCGTTATGCCGTAGGAATGCTGTGGATTGGCTCTACAGCCCCTGTATTCACTTCTCAGACCGTTCCCTTGGCCGCCCTTGCCCCTGTTATGAGCGGCACTGTGGGCAGCCAGACGGTTCTTCCATCTGCTGTAACTGTGGGCAACTTGAGCAATACGCCAGCGTCGATGTGGATGCGCCTTTCATAGTGTAGAATAAGTAGGTCAACGTTATAAAGGAGCAACGTGACCGACATTGATATTTCAGAATTTATTAATCAGAGTGGCTGTCCTGTAGCAAGGCTTAGTTTGTCTGACGAGCAGCGTTCCAAAGTGGATGCCGCTTTAGCAATGTCCAACGAGGTTGTCTCTAACTCTCAAGTAAGGCGAGTTTTGACAACGTGGGGATTCCGAATTAGCCGTGAATCTATTGCGGCTCACCGGAAGAAGGAGTGTTCCTGTGACTGACGTTAACGAATTTGTTAACCCGACAGCGAAAAAAAAGGATGTAGTCAACAAGATTGCTGACCTTCTTTCTCGCAACAACATTGACGTAGATGACATTGGTGCCATCTCCAAGGTTAATGTTTGGCAAGGTTTTCATAAAGATGAAGCGGGTGAGGCTCAGGTCGTAGACCTAGTTGGCATTAGTATTAGTCCTTCGTGGGCAGAAGGTCCTCAGTGGCCAATTGTTCAACAGGCTACTCCTACCAAAATTTCCTATCGCCCTACTTCTAAGGCGACAAAGAAGAATTACAAGCGTACCGTTATCCTGCCTGACCCTCAAATTGGTTACTGGCGCATGGACGATGGCACCATGATTCCAATGCACGACGAGGCCGCAATGGATGTGGCTATTCAGATTCTTGGCTACGTCAAGCCTGAGCGTGTCATTAACCTTGGAGATTACCTTGATGCGTCAGAGTGGACTTCCAAGTTTACCGTGTACCCAGAATTTGTGCTAACTACTCAGCCAGCGTTAAACCGTGGTCACGAATTTCTTGCTCAACAGCGAGCCGAGGTTGGCCCTAATGCAGACATTGATTTGCTTGGTGGAAACCACGACAACCGTATTGAGTTGGCAATCACTAGAAATAGCATGGCGGCGATGCGTCTCCGTCAAGCCAACCGTCCAGCGTCTTGGCCGGTACTATCCCTTCCCTTCTTGATGCGTCTTGAAGAATTAGGCGTGACGTACACGGGAGCATACCCAGCAGGACGAGTCAAAATTGCCGATGCGCACGGCGAGCAGACTCCCCTCTATGCCCTCCACGGCGAGAAGTTGGACATGAAAAAGCAAGCAAACTCCGAGCGTCAGAGTACGGTGCAGGGTCACACCCATCACCTATCCTGCCACATGGAGACTTATGACTATGACGGTACTGCTCAGCAGGTTCAGTCGTGGTCGCTAGGTTGCCTCTGCCGTATTGATGGCGCAGTTCCATCAACTCGTGGCGGAGTGGACGAGTTCGGTCGTCCCGTTAAGCGTGTCGAATCATGGCAACATGCTGTTGCAGTCGTCACGGAAACCGAGCATGGGTGGTGGGTTGAACCAATTATGATTCACGAGGGGCGTGCTTTCTACAAGGATAGAGAGTTCGTTGCAAATTCTGTTGAAGCCGCACAAAAGTCAAAGATTAAAAAGTCTTAAGGCTTTATTGCCGCTTGCGTTAGCATTGGAACGTCTTTCATTCGTTTTTGAACGGATGGCATCATGGCCGAGGAATATTGGACAGTGAAGGAAAGTTTGGATACTGCTCACGAAATGCGAAAGCGTTACCCTGATTGGACGTTTGACGTATGCGAACTGTGCAAAAAATGGTGCGTAAGCGATTTAGGCTATGGTGCGTTTCACCCACACTGTTACTTAAAACCTGCGGCTAAAAAAATGCGCATACAAAAAACAATTAAAAGTCAGCCGACTTTGGAAGTCTAATCTTTGCTTTTATTTTTCCATTGTCTTCTATTGCTTCAGCCTTAATTACGCTTGCTCGTGTCTTGCGTCCAAAACGCACTGGAGTTTTGGCTCGAAGATTAACCACTTCTTCCCAAGCATCTTCGGGGGATACGTTTTTATCAATCCAATTAATACGTTGACGGCCACTTGTGCCACCCCATACTCCCCATCGTTCTTCATTTTCAAGAGCGTAAATTAAACAATCTCGCCTGACCTCACAGCCTTCGCAAATTGCGAGGGCTTTTTTTAGGTCTTGGGCCTTACCTTGACCCGGGTGAAAAAGATTTGGACTTAAACCAGAACATGCAGCATTTTTAAAAAAAGTTGGCTTTTGACGTTCTAAAAATTGAAAGCAATCAAAATTTCCGTTAAAAAATCCCGTTGTCATGGTTGTCCCCTTGTTGTGAAGCGTACTCAGACCTTACACTAGGTTTGTTAAGTATGCTACGGGGGACTCCTCTGCGGTTGTTGTCACCGTAGTAGGGTTCGGCGTTTTCGTCCCAAGCCTCGGCAGCGTTAATTTCACCAATAATCCATACACGAGGAAATGGGTTAGAAGAATCAGGGCTATTAACTTGAGCCCATACAATCAATCGGCCTCGTTCTGCGTCTTTGCGGTCAATTGGCACTACATTAGCAGACCTACGCCTTTTGACTTCAATCCCCATGTCTCCACGGTGCAGGTCAGGATTTTGAGCGTTTAAACGATGTTCTGTGTGATGCCAGATGCTTCCATCCCAATAAGCGCCGTAGGCCTTGGCTACGCCTATTTCAGCCCTACAGGCTTGAATGCTGGCTTGGCAGTTGTCCACTTCCAAACGCTTGGCATCATAGGATTTCCTATCAGCCTTATGAGCATTGGCATAATGCCTACGGGTTCCAACAAGGGTCGCCATTTCATCTTCAAAAGAAGATAGGGTGACAATAACTCGGTTTTCGGGCATTAGTTTTTTGCCTTTAAGCGCCTAGAACCACTGAGCCCACGAGCAAAACTGGTAGTTCCTCCCCAAAAACCTCGTTCCCAATTGTGCTTGGCTTCTTTGTAGCAAGCGTCACGAACTGCGCATGAAGCGCATGCGTCTTTGGCTTCTTGAGCATAAACAACTTGACCGTTTACGCCGGGTTCTGGGAAAAACAAACTGGTGTCCATTCCCCTACAGGCGGCATATTTCCGCCATTCTGCATTGACTATTGCCATAATATGTATCCTTTATATAATTATTAAAATTTAGCGACCAAGTTGTTTGGCGGTTTTGGCAGCCTTGCTTCTATCGTTAATGCGATAACCACGTTGAGTAGGCGTAGAGCCTCCCCAAAAACCATCACTTTTTGTCATTTTGGCATTGGTAAAACAATCGTTTTTAACGGGGCAGGCTGCACAGGTGGTTCTTACAATGGGGTCGTAGACCGGAGCCAAACCAAGACTCTTGGGTTCTGGAAAGAACAAACGAGTGTCCATACCCTTGCAGGCCGCTTGTTCTCTCCAATGTTTATTCATTAACATGCGTAGCCACCTCCTGCCCAAGGGTTTAAACCGCTCTGCTGGTAAGCCCAAACAAATACTTGGTCTTGTTCATTAGGGGAAGCCATCCATGCACGGGGAGCAAATTGTCCACCACCATAAGCCAGCCAAGAGGAATCTAAGAATTGCCAAGCACCAGATGCGGTGGAGGTGGGATTTTGGGCTAGGTAATCGCCGTGACTTTCACGGTTGCGAATACATAGAGCATTAACCTGAACGTTGGCTGGAAGGGCTGAGATTGGGCTATCAGCCGGAAAAAGGGGACCCGTAGGGGCTGGTACCGTAGTAGAGGTTTCTACTGGTACTGGTACCGGTACCGTAGTGGTGACCGGAGAAATTGTGGTCGTTGTGGTTGCTGCCATTATTTTTCCTATGTTTATTTTTATAATGTGGTTTATTTTAATGTTCGTTCCTGCCGATGCAGGGACGGGACTTGGGGGTTTTTTTGCCCCCTCGGGAACGCCGCCAGCGGGGCCAGCGACAATAAGGCCTAGAACCGTAAGGACTAGGAACGTAAATACGATAATAATACTGCGACGTTTACTCAAGACACTCTCCTTCTTGCCGTCGAACGGAATTTCCGTTCTCTGTTGGGTTAGTCGGTGGCATATGGTCTAGTCGCTCGTTCTTACGACTGCCTAGCCGGTATGGGTCTAGGGGCTTCTCCTTTTTTTGGCTCTACTTAAAGTCTACCACAGTATCAAGGTAGTCAAGTCTTTCGGCGTTTGTCCCGTTTTTGCTGGTATTCCTCCCAATTGCGTTTCCAATTGTTAGGCCCACGATATTTTTTTAATTGTTCTGTGGTCAACCACCAATTAGGAGTATTGGGAGTAGGAACTCCAATATCATCTTCACCCATCATTGGCCTCCAAAACTTCAGCAAGGTGCCGATAAGCCGCCGCTAAACGCTTGTTGCGTTTGTCATTCTTCTGGCTCCAGCCACAAGAACACTTAGCCAAAACATACAACCTATCGTCGCCAATATCTACATTGTGACGCACTTCCCTGCCCATTACAAAACCTTTCGTAGGAGGGCGACTGTTTCTCCATCAACTCGGGCTTGCCCATTTTGCCCGTGTTTTTGCCGCTTTGTGCGGACAAGGGTAGAGTACTCTAAAACAAAGCCAAGGTCAAATAAAGTCTGAAGATGCCAATTAGTTACCAGCATACGTTCACCCTTGCGAATATGGTCAGAAATATTTAAAACAAACACGGCATTTTTTTTAAGAACCCTGTGACTTTCCACCCACGCCTTAAGGTGAAAACTACGGTATTCTTGGCCCCAGTGAAGCATCGCTGAACTATCGTCGGACAGGTCACGACCTATGTAATGCTTGTAGGTGTGACGCTTAGAATTGTCTTTAGCATTGTGATGGTCTGCCATGCGGTTGCCATAAGTCGGGCTAGTTACAATTGCGTCAAAAACGTTGTTAGCAAAAGGAAGGTCAAGGGCGTTGCCTTTTTCGTTTCTGTGATGCTGGTCAGACCACTCAGGCTCTAATTCGATACCGTAGGTATCTACACCTAACTCATCATGGAGTAAGTGAATATTGCCAACTCCGGCAAATGGGTCAAGAACTTTAAAATTTGCGGGGTCGGCTTCTACAGTGTTGATTTTAGCCTCTTGCCAAATAAGGTCGCTAATCGTCCTTTGAATAAGCAGACTGTATTTAGCCGGATGCGGCTTGTTTTCAGCCGGATGTGCTATGTATGTATCTTTACTCGCATGCAACATTGACAACTTCTACCTCGTTTTGCGTTTCTATCCAAACCCTCGCTCCACAGGATAAAGGTTTGTCGGGGCTATAAACAACTCTAGCCACTTCGTTGCCTTGTGTATCTTTAATAATGGCTTCGTAGGCGTAGTCGTTGCTTTTGTAAGTTTTAACTGTAAGCACAGGTTCTTGGGCGCCAGTTTTGGCGTTAGAACGAATTTTGTGCTGATTAACGTGAATGATTGTTTTCACAATTATTCTTTATCTTCCCAAGACCATTTCCGAAATCCACGGTCGTGGGCTTCTTGGGGATTATCAGTTATTTTGGTGTGACAATTTCGACATACTGCCATGTAATTATTAAGTTTGCCACCAACAATTTTACCGCCCTGCGCACGAGGCAAAACCTCGTGAACGTCACAAGCCGCAAAAGTGCAATCGTTATCCCAATGCGCTTGACAAAATGCGTTATCTAAAAGAAACTTGCTGACAAACGCTCGTCTATCTTTATAAATAACTGTCATTTTCTTTGAGCGCTTTCTAATAGGATTTTTATCATTTAGCCCCTTGCCTCGTGCAAGGGGTGTTTTTGTTTCTAAACCTTTTTTAGCACGAAGCGGAGTGCGACGTTGCATTAAAGGTAATAATGAGATAGTTGAGTCTCTAAGATTGCTCGCTGGCGATGAGCCGCCGCAAGTTCTTTTTTAAGGCTTTCAATTTCAGCCTGAAGGTCAATCTTCTCTAGTTCTAACTGATGAAGATACTCCGACACAATATCGTCATACATTGGTTATCCCCCTGCTTCTCGGTGAGATGCCATAAGGCTTCTCAGGGCTTCTAGCCGTGACCGGACAGAAAGAAGGGCTTGTCTGGTAGCATCGTGCTTGGCACGGGCCGCTTCGCAAACCCTTCTTTCTACATCCGTAGAAACTGTGGCTAAATCTTCCGCTAAGTCTGCTGTAACTTTGCGCCCTTCGTACTCTCCTTCGGAACGTGCGGTAAGGCGAGCCTTAGCAAAGGCAATCTTAAATTCGGCTTCAGAGGAAGCAAATTCATCAGCAGTTGTCGCATAATCTTCGGTGAGTTCATCCAAACGATTAATGGAATCTCTCATTGCCGATTCAATGCGAGCGTAACTAAGTGGCTCGGTATTGCCCACGGCTTAAAATTCTTCCATGCCCGGCTCGTAGGCAGGCTCTTGAGGCAAAGGTTCGCCGGTTCCGCCATTCTTGATGGACTCCTCACGGTCTTTCAATGCGTCAATCAAAATGCGAGCCTGTGAGGAAGTGAGGTCTTCAATAGCACCCACGGTTACACCGCACACAAGTTCAATCTCTTGGAACATTCTGTCATCGTCCCAACCAAGACCCTTGTGAGAAACAGCCCAAACCATACGGGCCTGCTTTTCCGAGATACCGCCACCAGCGCTCTTAGGTGCAGGGGCGCTTGCAGGACGACCTGCGGCACTTGCAACCTTGCCAGCGAGGCTGTTACCGGCCTGCGGCTGAGGAGATGCCGGACGGCTCCAAGAGTTCTGCTCAAAGTGGTCGGCATCGCCGTCATCAACGGCAACTGGAAGCCAGAATGTCTGATTGTAGAAATACTTGGCCGCCGCAGACAGAGCCTTGTTCATTGCCTTGTCAGCGCTGTCGTTAGCCTCACCCACCATAACCGCATCAACGTAATCTCCAGCAGGGCCGGTAATACGATACTGAATCTCAACGGTGCAAAAGCGGGCAAGCGTCTTGTGACCGTCACGATTAACGCCCTCTCGGTTCTCAGACTTAGAGGAGAGAATCCTAGGGATAATAGTTACTCCGTTGTTAATCAACGCTGGCTGGATAGCCGCAACAATCGTGTCAATGCCACGGAACTTGTAGTTCTGGCTCGTGTTGTGCCCATCCTTACCAATGGCTCCTACCTCTTGCATAATAGAGATAATTGCCTCGTTTACGGTGGGCATAGTTTCATTACTCATTTGGTTTCCTTTCTGTCGAACGTTTGTGTAAATGGTACACCGAACATCTGTACGCTGTCAAATCGGTTCAATTGCCAACCTTGCGAAGGGTTCTGGCACCTGAACGGGTTTTAATAAATTGTGCGTAAATGTCGGGAGCCTCGTTTTTAAGGCGAGCAGAGTCAAGACTTTCTACGTCCTTGCCAGTTTTGTAGGTAAAGAGTACGGTGCCATTGGCTAGGCCAACTTCTGCATTCCCCACCATAGAAAGAATCTGCGAACGCTTTTCTTTGCGAATTTTATCTGCGGCTTCTGCGGCTTCTTTGGCTTGTTGGAATTCATCCCAAGCAATCATCAAAGAAGAGCCTCCGTCAAATTCTTTACCCGGCTCTGAGCGCCCATATTGCTGACCTAATGCCGATTCGGTGGCTTCGGAACCATCAATGATGGGCGGTGTTTTTGATTGCACTAAGTCCCAAAATTGTTGTTCGGCGGAAATAAGGTTTTCTGCCAATGCGTCATCCCATTCTGGTTCACGCACAATCAGTCCCTGTCCTGCAAGCAAAGCCGCAAAGACAATTTTATGTACGCCGGTTACTACGCCGTAATGAACTGTTTGGAGTTGATAGGACTCGGGAATGGCATCATTTTTCCATTGATGAGCAGTACCGGGAGATGCAATGCCAGTTGTCTTGACTTCAAGAATGGCTTGAATTCCCTCAGGGGCATCACTAGAACGCCACTCAGTAACCACACCAGCAGGAAATTGCTCGCTTGGCTCTACTACCCAAGAGTCCACATTGGCAAACATAAATGAATGCTCTAGCGAACGAATAAGCACGGGCCATGCAACTATGGCTTTGTTGTGGTCTTCTGCGTATGCGGAAGCAACTACGGATTCAAGCCGGTGACCCCACTTGGCGGCATCGCCAGCAAAGTCACGCTCAAGCAATCCGCTTTTTTCAGCCCATAGTGCGTAAGGCGACTTATACTTATTCACTCCACAGATAGTGCCAGCATCAGAGCCACCGATGCCGTCTTCTCGGAGTGTAAGCCACTCGCCCTCGGTCAAATCCCAAATGGGGATAATTTCTACGTTATTCATTATGCTCCTTTTATATTAATCGAATACTTCTGGCTACTGCGTCTTCGTAAACAATTTTACCACTGTCTCTCAGTTGTTTGCAAATTTGATACAAACCGCCAACTGACAATCCGGTAATTTTGGCTAGGTCACGAAAACTTGGCCCATATCGGTGCGACAAATACCATTGTTCTATGGCATTAACAACAATTTCTTCGTTGCGTTGTTTCGCATCTAATCTATTGCTCATTAGTTTGAGCCTCCCAAAATTGAAGCATTGTTTTCAATTCATTCACAATCATTTGTTGAGAACGAAAGTTTTGATTTGCTAATTTTAAATAACGGGCTGCCATGCGCTGATTGCGCCAACCGTGGATTGCTTTTGCCCTATGCAAAGCAAGCAAATCGCCGTCTACAGGGGTTTCAAACAACATCTTCTTCTCCTCTGGAAATAGCCATCACACGGTCATAAATTTCACCGTACAGGGTTGCGTTTTCTCGCAGGTTGGCCTTGGCCTTTTCTCGCCCATGTCCCAACTGCTCACCTTCGTAAGTCAGCCATGAACCAGACTTTTTAACAAGACCGGCATCAATGGCACAATCCAAAAGCGCACCTTCCTTGGGAACACCCACGCCGTACTCAAGGTCAAACTCACACTGCTTAAGCGGTGGAGCCAACTTGTTCTTGACTACCTTGACACGAGTGCGGTTTGCCGTAGCCTCGTCACCAGTCTTGAGGGTTTGAATGCGCCTAATGTCAAGGCGAATTGACGAGTAGTAGGGAAGTGCCTTACCGCCCGGAGTGTATTCACTAGGGCCGTACATCTTGCCAATGCTTTCACGCAACTGGTTAATAAAGATAACCAAAGTATTGCTTCGGCTGACAACGCCAGTCATTTTGCGAAGGGCTTGACCCATGAGGCGAGGTTGAAGGCCCACATGAGAATCGCCCATTTCACCCTCAATTTCAGCCCGTGGAACCAATGCTGCCACAGAGTCAATTGTTACAATAGCAACTTTTCCACTGCCAATCAAAGACAGGGCAATTTCAAGAGCCTGTTCTGCATTATCGGGTTGAGAAATAATTAGGGAGTCTAAATCAACGCCAAGAGCGCCTGCGTAAATAGGGTCAAGTGCGTGTTCGGCATCAATGTAAGCACAGGTTTCACCGGCTGCCTGAGCCTCAGCAATGGCATGAAGTGCCAGCGTAGACTTGCCAGAACTGGGCGGGCCGTAGAACTCTACAATCCGGCCACGAGGCAAACCACCTATGCCGAGGGCAAGGTCAAGAGGTAAAATACCCGTAGGCGTTACCTCACAAGCCACCGTGCTGTCGCTTCCCAGCGTCATTACGGAGCCGTCCCCAAACTTCTTGTTGATTTCGCTAAGAACTGCCTCTAGCGAACTGTCGTTTCCTATTTTTTTAACCATTGTTCCTCCTTGGTAAACTCATACTACACGAACGTTGGTTCACTTGCAAGGCTTGACAGACCTTTATTTTCACGATAGGCTATCGCCATGAAAAAAATTAGCATTGCAACAAGGCAGAACCGTGTGTGGTTGCAGGATGATGAGATTTTTGTTTCTTATCAATACAACAAGGCATTTGTAGAAGATTGTCGCATGATTCCCGGCAGAAAATGGCACAATCAAAGCAAATTAAACTCATTTCCTGAATCTTCCGTAAGTTTAATTAAAGATTTGGCAGAACGGTGGACAATTCCCGTAGATGCCAAAGTGCTTGCTTTGACCGATACTGACCCTCACTCTGCAACCCTTGCCGAATACGGCGTTACTGGTCATGGAGATGACATTTGGATTCGTTTTTCCTACAATCCTGAACGAACGATGAGGCTTCGTCAGGGTGTTCCGGGCCCAAAATGGAACTCAAAAAATAAGGTTTGGACAACCAATAGTTCTAATGTTAGCGAAGCCGTGGCTTTTGCCAAACGGGAAGGGTTGCCTATTGACCCGTTCCTAGAAGAAGGCGCTCGTGGCATTATGAAGGCCGCAGAAGAAATGCGTGAAGCGTCAAAAGCGTTAGATGCTGACATAGAGATTGAAGGCATAGCAATGGAACTTATGCCTTATCAAAAAGCGGGCGTAATGTACCTAAAGAAAGCAAGAAGGGCTATTTTAGGCGACCAACCGGGGCTGGGGAAAACTGCTCAAGCCCTTGCTACTGTTGCTAGTGAGCAACGTTTTCCTGCGGTTGTGGTGTGTCCTAACACGCTTAAACTCAACTGGGAACGAGAAGTAAACAAGTTCTTTCCGGGGCTGACGGTGCAAATTCTTAGTGGTACCAAATCTAGTACCATTCCCAAGTGCGACGTAATTATTATTAATTATGATATTTTACATGCTCGCCTTGATGACATTATAGCACACGGTTTTGATTCTTTGATTGCTGATGAATCTCATGCTATTAAAAATGGTGAACGTTTCTTTGTTTGTCCTGTTTGTGATAAAAAAGTACGAAGCAATGCCAAGAACTGTCCCAACTGTTCATCTAAAATTTCGCCAGTTGAGCGATGGACTGTTAAAAGGGCAGGAGCAATTATGGCTCTTGCCAAGCGTGTCCCTCAAGACGGTTTTGTTTTATTGCTCACTGGAACGCCTATTACTAATAGGCCGTCAGAACTAATGACGCAGTTAGAAGCCATTGACCGTTTGCATAATTTTGGTGGCCGTTGGCGATTTAAGAATCGTTATGCGCCCAAGAAGAACGTGGCCACCAACACCAAGGAATTAAACGATAAGTTGCGCAGTTTTTGTTTTGTTCGTAGGTTGAAAATGGACGTATACGGCGAGTTGCCTCCGTTGAGGAATGCGGTTCAATTGCTTTCTCCAGACCCTGCGGCAATGGGCTGGTATGCCCAGATTGAACAAGATGTTGTGGAATACCTTGCTCAGCGAGCCAGAGCGCTTGCAGAGGAGGAGGGTTCCGATGGCACGGCGGCTTATTGGGAAAAGCGCATGATGGCTGAAGCGGCAGAGCATTTGGTTCGTATTACCGTTCTACGAGATGCAGTCTCCAAGATTAAATACGACAGCATTGTTGCTTGGCTGGATAACTTTATTGAATCCGGCGACGGTGAAAAAGTCATTGTGTTTGCTGAGCATGTTAGTTTTGTAGAGCAAATAGCCGAACGGTATGGAAACAAAGCGGTTAAAATTCGTGGCGGAGTTTCCGTAAAAGATAGGCAGGCCGCAGTAGACAGATTCCAAACTGACCCCACTTGTCAAATTTTTGTGGGCAACATGGCCGCCGCTTCGGAAGGATTGACTTTGACTGCCGCATCTGATGTGGTATTCTGCGAACTTGCTTGGACTCCGGCGATGCACGAACAATGTGCCTCACGAGCATGGGGTCGTATCAACGACATGCACGGTTGTACGGCGTGGTATCTTCTTGCTCCACACACGATTGACATAGATATGTACGACCTGCTGGAAACAAAGAAGAAGATTGTGGACGCAGTGACAGACGGAACCGACCCGGGCGTAGACAACCAAGGCAGCATTCTTGGAAACCTGCTTATCCAGTTGGCCAGAAGGGGAAAGATTAATGAACAATAATTACGGAAGCGTAACCATTGGGGACGCCACTATTGTGGCTGACGTATCTTGGGATAAGAGTATTCCGATGCCAGCATGGATTTTGGCTCACGATGACCTTTCAGATAGGGCTGTAAGGCTCTGGGGTTACCTGCGAGGGGCCGTAACCACTGAGTTTAACCTTCCCGGCTCATCCCATGCGGCTTTGTCGTCATTGCTATCCGTTGGCACTCGTTCCACTCGCAACGCAATCTATGAGTTGAGGGATGCTGGGGCTATCAGAATCGTGCCTCAGTATCGTGACGGCAAGCAGTTAAACAACCTTTACTACCTCTGGCCAGCACAACCTCCTCGTGAGGCTCAAAAACCCAATGAAAATGGGGTTGTTGGAATTGCCGAAGATGGTTTGTCCAGCAAAAATAGGGGTGGCAGTATTTTGCCACCCTCCGAAGATGAAGATACACCGACTTTCCCCAGTAAAAATGGGGTGGAAAACTCAGACACCAGTAAAAATAGGGGTGGCAGTATTTTGCCACCCGTTAGTATTACTAATACTTTAAATACTACCGGCATTCCAACGGCAAAACGAGAACGGCAACAGTACCCAGAAGAATTCAATGCTATTTGGAAGGTCTATCCTCGTAAATTAAACAAGGGTGGTGCTTACAAGGCCTACCGTGCCGTCATTAAGCAAGGTGCATCTCATGTTGATGTAATGAGGGCCGTTGAAGCCTACGCTTTGTCTCGAAAAGGTGAGTCTGAGCAATACACGATGCACGGTGCAACTTTCTTTGGACCAAATGACCGTTGGAAGGATTTTCTTCCTATGGATAGGACTATTGGATTTGACCGGGTATCTGCCCTTGTGTACGATGATTGGGACAGCAACGGTTTTTACATTGACCCGAACACGGGGGAAGATTGCTACGAGAATCCCGTGATTGGGGGCTATATTCGCCCCAGTGGGCCTGAAAAGACGTTTATGGGGGCTGATGGCTCTACCTACGTTTTGGATGCTCAGGGGGGCAGACAGAGGGCAGATTATTGGAATTAGAGCCAGTTGGAACAAATGACTTGAAACCTGAACAGATGTTTGGTACTATATGCCTAGAAAGGAGCGTGTATGACAGGTATTCCGTTTGATTTAGACGCTGAAAAGAGCATTTTAGCGGCAGTAATGATGTACCCAGAGAGGATTTTGGAGTGCGCACCCGACCTTTCGGGCAAGGATTTCTACAATCCGGTTTATGGAAGGGTTTGGGACACTTTTAGGTCAATGTGGGACAAAGAGGGCTTGCGAACTGTTGATGCTGTGGTGCTTTCCGATGCGGTAGATAATGCTTTGACTCCTGCCGATTTTGTGATTATTCAATCGGAGGCGGTAATTGGTAATCGTACCCACGCTGAAATTTTGCTTAAGCATTCCGCTTCTCGTAGCATCATGGAGCGCATGAAAGAAGGACTGGAAGGTCTTTCTACTGGCGCTGACCCTTACGAGGAAATGAACCGACTAGACAAGTTTTTTGCTGGTGTTGGCTCCCTATCAGGAACTAAGCAAGAGGCCGTAACGCTCTGGGAGTTGTCAGAAAACGCCGAAGCACTGGCTCCGGTGGTTATCCCCACAATGTTGCATCAAGATTATCGAACCATCATTGTTGCCGAGGAAGGCACGGGTAAGTCACTTATCCTGCGAACCATCGCTCAATCTGCGGCTCAGGGGATTCATCCGTTTAATCACAACACCTTTAAGCCTGTTCGGGCCTTGATTGTAGACCTTGAAAACCCTGCACAAGCAATTTTGCAAACTGGCATGACCCTTGAGCGGCGTTTGATGACTAAGGTTGGGGATAACTATGACCCTGACCGCTTGCGCTTCTTTCGTAGGCCCGGTGGTATGAACATTCGGAACTTGCAAGATAAGGCTGACCTACAGCGTGAGATTTCTTACCACAGGCCAGACCTTGTTTGCATTGGCCCGATTTACAAAATGTATCGTAGGCAGGGTGGAGAATCTTACGAGGATAGCGCTGATGATGCTATGGCAGTCCTTGATGAACTTCGCACTAAGTATGAGTTTGCTTTAGTTATGGAACACCATGCGGCCAAGGGCAAATCAGGCGAGACAAGAGATTTGTCTCCTATGGGCTCACAGCGCTGGATGGCATGGCCAGAAATCGGCATTAGTCTTTACAAGGACAAGCAAGACCCAACCATTCTTCGTGTAAAGCGTTATCGTGGTGACCGCTTGCAAGGTGTTGCGTGGCCCGATAAAATTGTTCGGAACAACTCCGGCTTTTTGGTAGACGGAATCTGGGAAGATGGTATTCCAACATGGTAATGAAAGAAGCCGACAAGATTACCGAACTGGTAGAAGCCGCACGAGAACTTGTGTTTATTCTTGGTGGCAGAACCTATACCGAGGGCGACCGCATGGCTCGTGTTGAGCGTGTTCGTAAAGCATTGAGCGCCTTAGACGATAGCAAGCCAAAAGCGCAGCACTAGGAGGAACTTAGATGACTGAAAAAATTACAACTCAAAACTTGCAAGGTGCAAACTTGCGCGGAGCCAACCTGAACGGGGCAGACCTGACCGGTGCAGACTTAGACGAAGCCAAGCTGACCGGAGCTAATCTGAGCGGTGCCAACCTGTACGGGGCCAACCTGATTAATGCCACCCTGATCAATGCCACCCTGTTCGGTGCCGACCTGATCGGTGCAGACCTGTTCGGAGCCAACCTGATCGGAGCCAGCCTGCGCGAAGCCGACCTGAGCGGCGCTTACGTTGGAGACGGTTGGGACATTGTGGACGGATATCTGACCCGCAAACCCCATGATAAAACGGTAGTTACGGACTGGTCCTGTTCAGGATGTTCAGCCCTATTGCCGGAGAGTGACCTAGGCCACGAGCAGTTTGGCGAGCGTTTCTGTGACGAGTGTGCAGGAATCGTGTCTGTCCCGGAAAACACTACGACCGTAGCGAAATCCGACACTTCGACCCAAGAAGTGGACAAGTTGGCCGAAAACGCTACGAGCGTAGTGACTATCACCATCAGCCGGGAGGACGTTATCGCATGGGCAACCGAGTGGAGCCCCAACGACAGCGAGCCTGATGAGTTGAGCAGAATGATTGAAGCCTGCCGTGAGGCACTGGAAAGGAATCAATAATGTTCACATGCAAAACCTGTGGACACGCTGATTTTGCTCACAAGATGAGCATTGGTTTTTGTTTGCACAACAATGGTTTTACGTCTAAAAACCCAACAGACATTAAACGATGTGTTTGCGTTGGTATGGACAAGCCGTTTCCTGACGAGGAACAACCATGAAATGGGATTATCGCTTGTTGAAAGACCTTGAAGGCCACTATGAGATAACCGAGTTCTATTACGATGAGGACGGCTTAATCTTAGGCTGGTGCCCTGCCAGCGCTCCCTCTGGAGAATCCTTTGACGAGGCACTGGAAGATTATCGAATGATGAATGAGGCTTTTTACAAGCCAATTATTGAGATGCCTGTTGGCATACCCAAGGAGGAAAAATGAACTACTCAATTTGCGCCACGCATCTAAAGTGGGCCCCCTGCATGCTCAAGTCTGATTACAGGGTTGATTGCAGAACTATTGAAGATAACGCTTATGCCAACGAAGTGGTAAAGAAGTTTCACGGCGGTCTATTGACTTTGGCCGAAGCCACGGAGTTGCTAATTTGAGAACAATTAGGGTTGAACACTTAACCCTACCTGAACCAATTTTGACAGTTTCACTGCAAAACAATTTAGATTTAAAAAAACTTCAACAAAAATGGCTTAAAGTTCTTAATGCTCCTCGTTATGTTGAAGTTATCCCACGAGCCAATGATTGGTGGGCTGACCTGTGGGATAACGCTTACAAATTAGGATTTGCTCCACGAGGCGAAGGCTATACCGATGCTATTTTCCCTTTGATAACTTTTAGTGATGAGTTGCCTCACATGGTTGTTGGTCAATACGAATACTCAACTATTAAGGTTTTACCACTAGAACCCATGAAACGTATTTGTAAAAAATATTACAATCAGACAGCAAAAAATTGTTTGGTGTATACTATTTTGCACGAGTGTGTTCACGCTTTAGATGATGCTCGTGGAGTGGATTCAGGTGACCACAACAAATGGTTTTATTACAGATTGGCTAAACTGCAAACAGCGTTTCCGCCAAGAAGGGTGCTAAAGTGAAAAACATAGGCTTTGGTATTTTTTTATTTATAGTAATGTGTGCAACTTTAGCAGGAGGAAAACGTCGTGACTAACGAAGAAATTTGGGAAGCAAACTACCCAGACGAAAAGATGCCCGGGAGCGAAGACCCCGTTGAGGGAAAGTGCGGAGCAAAAGTTAGAGACAAGCGCTTGCGTGAACTTGATATTGTGCGTCACTGCACTAAAACCGCAGGCATGGGAACCGACCATTTTGGAGAAGGCACTTGCAAGTTTCATTTAGGTTCTACGCTTAAGCACACCAAAACCGCAATCAACACCAAGATGGGCAAGGAGTTGGCCACCATATCCGCTCAATTGGGTGAATCCGACCCTATTGGCCCACCCGAAATTGAGGCTTGGAAACTTGCCGCCAAAATGAAACAATGGTCTTTGATTATGGAAGACAAACTTAACGAACTCAACGGGGAAATGGCAGTGACTGATCGTGCGGGTGTTGAGCACGTTCGTGCGTTAATTGAAATTGTTGAACGAGCATGGGAACGATTTCAAGGGTCGCTTGAGTTTATGATGAAATATGACCTGCGTAAGCGAGTGTTGGAACTGGAAGAACGACAGGCTCAATTGGTTGGCGCTGCTTTTATGGCAATTATTTTAAGTCAGGACCTCCGGCTATCTGAAGCACAAATTGACGTTGCTCGTAATTTATTTGCCAGCAAAATGATTGAAATTGGGCCAGCGCTTGAACCTTCGTGGGCTGTCAGCATTATTGAACCCGACGACTACAAGCCAGAAGATTATAGAAAATAATTCTAGCGCACAGCAAGATTTTTGGAAGTTGCTTATTTTTTTGCGCTAACCCGTAAAGGTACGCTATTGAAGTACGCTCGCTTGTTAGTTACAACAACTGAACGGCGTCAAAGTAACGACGAGGTATAATGCCATTTTCTATTGTTACCGGCTCCCCGTCCCTTAGGTAACGAACCGATACTCCACCATCACGAATTCCACCAATAATCTTTTGAGCATCAGAACCCTCGTAAGCAGGGTAGTGGGCTACGCAAGTTTCATAATAATCGGTTAGAGCGGCAACCATAGTTCTAGTTGTTCGGTAAAACGGCGTAGAAGGCGTAAAACAATACTCGCTAGGGTTTTTAATCCCCTCGGCTTGTTGTGCCATTGTCCACAGTATCCCACCAGCCCTGTTCCAATTACGGCGACCGGCTTTGGTGTAAGGAAGCGTCCACGCTCCACTCCCACTTGGGATGGGGTAGGTAGCCAATACATCGCTTGCAAAAACAATTAAAGCATCAACGGTAAATGTTGTAATCATTATAGAAAGCCCAGAAGCCCCGGCCTACCGCTTAAAAACGATAGACCGGGGCGTTTGGGGTTTTAGTTGGCAGACTCGTTAGAGCCGACCAGCCATTCAGCGAGAGGGGCAAGCGCCGAGTTTCGCTTGTCATCTCCGCCGACATGGTTGAACTCCTGATTCTCTCCGACATAGCGGACATATACAGTCCACTTGCCGTCCTGATTCATGCGAGCAGTGGATTGGTAAGCAAGCGTCTGACGGCTCACACCTGTCAAAGTTGCATACCCACAAAGGGTGCGAAGCGCCTGTCCAG